CAGGTCTCGTACCGCCGTGTCCGCGTTGATGACCCGACCGGCGTCGTCGATGGTCACTGCGTTCTTGTCGAGCATGGCGAGGATGATGTCGACATCTGCCCCATGCTTCGCCGCTTCAGCCGTGACGGCGGAACGGATGATCTGATCGGCGAGAGTCCACGACATGCCCTCAGCGCGTGCGGTTGCCTCTGCGGCTTCGCGTCGGAGCTGGTCTGTCTCTGTCTCGTTCGCCTTCTCGATCGTGGCGAGCTTGTCGGCTGCGGCCTTCAGGCTGTCGTAGTCGGCGAACTTCTCGCGTTCACGTTGGAGACGTGGGCCGAGCATCCGGTCGAACTCTTCCTGGGTCTGCGGAGCGTGGAACTCCGGTGCAGCGGGTGGCGCCGGCGCCGTTTCGGGCGCGGGTGTCACAACAGCGGTCTCTTCGGGCATTGATGGTCCTCCGGTTGGAGTGGTCCGCCGCAGAGGTCTGCGGCGTGGGGTGACTCAGACGGCGGGAACGGTGACGCAGTGACACTTGATGTGAAGTGGCAACAGGTCCGCTTTGCCGTACACCTGCTGTGATGCCTGCTGGCAGAACGAGCACGCACCCGGATTCGGCCGGCGGGTGAACCGCTGCACGTCATGCCGTATGGCGGCGTCGCTGTTCGCTTGCGCCGAAGCGAGCATCACGTCTTCATCAATCAGATATGCGGCCTCAACCGCATCCCCTGCAGTGGCGTACACCTCGGCGATCGAAGCGCCGCCACGAACCCTCGCCAGGATGGCGTCGAGATCGGCCGGAACAGCAGGGCCACCATCGGCGAGCTGCATATACGAATCGAAGAACGCCGAAGTGAGCGACGCCGACTCGGCTCGCACCGCTTCGGCCGCCGGCGTGATCCGGGCGGCGAACGACGCGGGGCTCGAAGTCGCAGCCCATGCGTCACCAGCGAGGACACGGGATGAGTCTGTCAACCGGATCAGTGCGCCCTGATATGTCGCGACGAGCCGGTCGAGGACCGCAGCGGAGGCTGCCATAGCTACTGGGCGACGATGTCGGCCGAAGCAGGCTCAGGCTCAGGAACCACAGGCGCCGTCGGATCGACACCGGCACCAGCAACCGCACGGGTCAACGCCTCATCGATTGCCATCGCCTTGAACCGTTTGATCTGCTCCGGGGTGTACCCGGCGTCTTCCCATAACTGCTGCAACGGCACACCAAGCGCCAACTTCTTGACCAGAGAATCGACATGCTCAGATTCGGTGCGGGACTCGGGATCAGCCCAGATCGTCTCCGCAGACACAGCGTCAGCACGAGAGTCGCCCTGGCCCTTGAACCCGATACGGATCACCTCTTCCCACGACTCACCGAAATGGCGGCGCTGGGAACGGACCTTCGCTATCAGACCCGTCTCTGTCGCCTTCAGCGACTCACCGGACGGGAACTGGCCCATCCCGCCGAGGAGGTAGTGCGGTGGCGTGCGGGAACGGGATGCGAGCGACTGGATGCGGTTCTCGAGGGCGTTCACGTAGGCGGTCAGATCGTTGGACCCGAACTCACCGAACTTGGCGTCAGCGTTCGGGACAGCCCACATGCGGTCAATCGCCGCCTTGAACGGCGCAGACTCCTCGCCCGTCGCCTCATCCATCGCTACTTCGACGCCGGTACCCCAACGCTGACGGAACGCCTGATACTCCGACGCCACCACAAGGTCACAGACCAGCTTGTTGATCTGATCCTGTGTCGAGATGACATTCGCGAGCTCGGAACGGGCACCGCCGAACAGGTTCGGACGGTTGAGTAGCGGCACCACCGGAACCACGCCGAGCGGGTTCGGGTCGCCGGGCATCTCCGACCACTGCGACGACGAATCATTCTGCCGCCACCGGTACAAACGGTCCGGCAGGTACACGGTGACGTGTAGGCCGCCGGTCCACTCGTCTTTCCACTGCTTCATCGCTGCCAGACGGACACGCCGGTCGCCCGGATCGCACGCCACAATCATCTGCGACGGATGCTCAACCGTGATCTTGCTGTACGTGTCGCCGTTCATCGGCGGAGACACCAGCGCAAACGAACGCTCACACGTCAAAGCGGTCGTGTGGGCGATGTCAGAGTCGGCGTCCATGAACGATGTCTGCCACATCGCATGGGCGTCGTCGTCGCCCTTCGGGTCATCGCCGATGCGGAACCCGTTGACGATCATCCGCTCAGCCTCGGCGTCGACAACCAACTGCATCCAGTTGTCGGTGATCGCCTGAAGCATCCCAGCGAACGTCTCGCGGTACTTGTCGGTCACCACCCCGTAGGTCGGGTGGAGCCCGTCGTAGTACCGCTGGAAATAGCTAGCGGTCCGGTCCTGCTGCTGCAACCGAGGAAGAAGGAGATCGCGCCACCACTCGGGAGACTGGGACTGCATCGGTGTCTCCACAGTCCTCCTAGAACGTCACAAGCCGCCTAGAGGCAGCGGGTTTCTGGTTCAGCGCACCAGCGGCGACAGCGTCGCCCCGGGCTTCCCACGACAAGCAGCCGGCCATCGCAATATCAATCTTGCGGGGCGAATCGGTGCGGTCCTTCGAGATCAGCCACAACGGGCGGCCCTCATCGTCGAGCATGCCGGTCTGACCGACACGCCTCGAGTTACCTACATGCGCCTCATACAGATCAGCGAGACGAGAATCACCGCCATACGACAGGGTCCCGTCAGTCATCGCAGCCTTGTAGGACTGCAACGCGAACGCCATCGGGCGCCGCCGGTTCGTCCACCACGGGATCACCGCAGGCTTACCGTTCTGCCCTGGAAACCGGCCCACCCACGAATCAACCGTCGAATCCCAGTACGGCGGGTCGCAATACGCCGACCACACCGACCACAGATCGAAACAGGCAGACATGGTGGCGTCGACCTCCGCCTCCGGCACCGACCACTCGTCATCATGGTGGAGGTGTGTCGGACGTTCCCACGCCTGCACCAACACCTGATGACCCGACTCGACATCGGTCGCAACGATCGCCGTCGTATCGCGATGTCTCGCACCGTCGAACCCGAGGGTGACAACACGGCCACGATCAATCCCGGCGTCAGTGCGAAGCTGCCTGAACCGGATCAGATCAAACGCAGCATCCGCTGCGGCAACAACCCGGTTGCCGAAGAAGCGCTCAGCCTGACCGGGGTCACCCTTCGACGCGAGCCGTTCACAGTCGGCGTCGATACGGTCCAGGTCAACCCACGGCGCCCCGGCGTAGGCGTGCTTCAGAATGCGGCGGCGTTCACGCTTGTTCGACCACGACCCCGGCATCGGATCTGGATAGTCGACGAACACGCCAGGTGGCTCGCCCTCGACATCCAACTGGGCGACCGACCCCTCCACGGGATCAAATGCGTTCGTTGTCGCCTGCCAGCGGCCACCCGTACCCGCAAGGTTGCGCCGCTGGTTATCGGCCAACCGGTGCCCGCCGTTGCGGTGCGTCCACGAATGCGTCTCATCCTGCGCGGCGTACGTGATGCGCTGCCCAAGCCTTGATCGGGCCGACGCCGTCACCGGCTCAATCAGCCCGCCATTCGGCAGATTGATCCGAGTGAGCCCAGTGTCGGGCATGTCGGCGGCGATGTCGCCCAACTCAATCATCGGGACCAGCGCCCGCCAGATGTTGTCAGTCTGATCCTCGGACACCGCCGTCACCTGGATATGAGGCTGCGGCCACGGTTGCCCGACAGGCTCCCCGTCCGCATCCCAGCCGGCGAACAGGACCGGTCCGGCAGCCTGGGCGCAGATGTCCGCCGACGTCAGCGGACCCTTACCCCACTTCTGCGGGCGAACCAACACCGAACCGGTGTAGACGAACGGCGCAGACGGTCGGTCAGGGTCCACCACCGCATCAGGATGCAACCGGTACTCGTGAAGCAGGAAACGCATCTGTTCATCGGTGAGCTCAAACCGTTCGCCCGCCAGATGCCGGTCAGGTATCGCACACGAAGCCTCAATGAAATCCGCGACCAGATAGCCGAGCGTCGGATATTCGCCGGGGTACTCAGCTCCCCGCCACGGCACTTGTGTCGACCGCCTTCACCCTCCGGGTCTTCGACGCCACCGGCGGACGCTTCTCCTCGAGCTCATCCCGATCATCGACCTTCCACGCCAGTCGGCGCATCGCCATCGGCGACAACCCCAACCGGTCCTCGAACTGGCGGGCCTCAGCCCCCAAAGCGATCGGAGAATCGAGCCGCTCAGCCTGGATCACCACACGGCAATACCGGGCAACAGAACGGGTCCACCCGAGCTGATCCCACGCCACAGCCTGCGGCGTAGCCCACAACTGCGCCCACAGCTCCAGCTCAGAGACCGTCGGGCGATGAATTGGGAACGGCGGCGGATCACCCTGACGGCCAGCCGCAGGGAGCATCAGTTCAGATGGCGGAAGGTTGCGGCGACGTCTCTGGGACGGGTCCTTCGGCGGAACGGGCATGAGGTAACTCCCAACCCGACCACGCTAGGTGGTCGTCTATCCGACTCATTGTGGACAACTCACCCGGCGATGACCTCGCCTGTGGATAAGTAGCGGCACCTGAGCCGTACGCACTGCGAGTTTGT